ATCAAACATTTGCCACCTATCTCGCGCTTAATGGGTCGCGGTCCCGTTCGTCTCACATCTTACGGGGATGTGGTGCCCGATGCCTCGGTGAGCTTGTTGGCGGCCTCAATGGCCACCTTCTGATCCTCACGGGGTATCTTTGCCAAAGTCTCCGCAGTGCGTGCTTTGGTGTATTCGGTATCTGCCAGCGCCTTTCCGGTGTCGGCCTCGTAATTCTTGGCCTGCGCTTCGTTCTTGATCGCCTCAGACTGCAAGAACTGCGCGTTCGGGTCAGGCTGCTGGTTTTGCTGCGCCTGATCCATTTCGGCCTGCTCTTCCTCGGTAGGCTCTTCGACGCCCATCTGCACAAGCTGGCGACGGAAGTATTCATGCAAAGGACCAAGGCCCTCGCCTTCGATATTCCGCAGAACCATTGCCGATATGACTTTCTGATCCATCGGATCGGCCACAACGCCCATAATCTCGGTAAGCTGGCGCACAATCGCACTGCGCTTGGTGGACGAAGCCGGGCCGACATCAACGGCAACGTCAAACTTGGCGTTGCGGATATCAGCTTCCCGCTTTACGCGGCCATCTTCGCCCATGACCTCGCGGCCAATATCAACGAAGTCCACTTCGTCTTGCGGGTCTACAACCTTCATTTTGCGGTTGTCTTCGTCGTAGATATCCCGCGCCATGCTCAGCCAGATGTAACCGGAGCGGCGCTCAGCTTTGGCGAAGTTGGACAGGTAGATATACGACTGCATGTCAAGCCGGGACTGGATCAACTCAACTGCTTTGCCTGACAGGTTAGACTGAATTTCTTCGCCGCCCTGCTGGTTGCCCAGCAGATCAGAGATATCATCCTCAGAAATTTGCAGCAGCGCCGCCATTGCCTGCGGGACCGTTGGCGCGCGGGTGTAATCGACTGCGCCCGCCGGGGTTTCGCTGCCGTCTGAATTCGTGATCGGGTTCAGCAGCAGATAGGCAGGACGATCAATCGCCTTGCTTGCCCATGACGTTTCAAAGCCCGCGACCTGCTCAGGTGTAAACACTGGCGTTTCTTCGCCGCCCGACGCCGCCTGCTCAGCCAATACGGAAAGCTGCATGTTCTTGAGGCGCTGCGCATCCTTGGCCAAGCGAACGTGACCCATGAACCGCTCTTTACCGTCCACAAACCAACGCTTGCCATAGAACGGCACAATCGGAATTTCGGTCCCGGCAATATAACCGCAATCCTCAAGCACGCCGTTGCCTGAGATGATGTACTTGCGAACCTTGCGAACCTTGATCGGCTTTGAGCCAACCTCAATCGTGCCAAGCTCGTTCATCTGCGCCCGCTTTTCGTCGGTCAGGTGCTTTTCGTTGATGCGCTCAGTCTTGCCCGCAACGGTGCGGAACAGGAGGATCTTTTCCTTGGCCTCCTCGACGCGGTAGTATTCAGCCACATAGACGATATCGACGCCGTACCAATCGAAGACGGTATCGCTCACGGTGCGGTCAAAGCTGGCGATATCTTCGCCCCATTCCGCCTTGTAAGCGTCCGGCGTCATGCCCGTGAGAACAAAGCAATGCTTGGCGTCTGCCTTGTCCTGGCGCTTGGCGTTTACGTCGAAGTAAACCGTGCTGTCTGCGTCGAAGATAGGCTCCATACGGATGCGTTGTCGGTCATCTTCGGGGTCGTATTCATCCTCATACTCAGAAGTCAGACGCCACGCACCAAAGCCACCGCCTACACCTTCCTCGAATGCGTTGTCGTACGCTTCCTCGGCGACGCTGTCCTGCTGATCGGCACGATACAAGCCCGCGCACAGATCGGCCAGTTCGTCGCCTTCCTCGCCTGTCCGGCTGACAAACTCGGCAGTAATCCGGTTGTTGCGGTATTCGTTGAAAATCCGAATGACCGACAAGTGAACCTTGTTGACCTCAAGCTGGGGGCGATTGACAAACTGCTCGCCAATCTTGCCTTCCCATTGCGCCCCGGCGATGGAGTAGAAGCGGCGATCTTCCAAAGCCTGCTCACGCTCTTCCTGCCCAGCATCAGCGGACAGGTTGAATTCGGACATAGCCTGATCGTGGATATCACGCAGCTTGTCCGCCTTCGTCCGGCCCTTTGGCTTGTCGTCTTCGTATTCCATTAGAGCCTGCCTGACATTGCCGTGTTGCGCGGAGGTGGTGCCGATACTCTCGGCTTGTTCTTGGCCTGTGCGATGCTTGGGAACAGCGCAGTTGCAGCCCAGACCAGCGCATCCACGCGGTCTGGCGAGTAGCCTTGCGACTTCCGATCAAAGTTGAGAGTGAACGAACACATCTGATCTTCCAGCGTCTGGAATTGGTCAGCGTGCCGGATCTTGCCTTTTTCGTAGAGCGCCGCGATAGGCTCAGCCCGAACCTGCTTTGCCCGTGTCGCCACGACTGCCTTGTAGGGGATGACCCGTTTAGGTGATGCTTGGGCAATCATGCTGCCCACCATGTCACCGCCTTGGTTGACCTCTGCCACAATGCAATCAGCATCGAACGTGTCAAACATCGAAACAGCCCGCCGCGCCCATTCTTCAGGGCGATACCTGCCGCTGTCGTCGGATAGGACATAGCCCTTGTCGTCTATGCCAAGGCCCATGACGATCAGGCCAGTTTCATCTGATCCCGGCGTGTTAGTCGTTGCCGGATCAACCGCGACAACGATGCGCTTCATCTGCGGGGGCGCTTCATGCTTGATGTAAGCCCGACGCCACAGCGCGTTGTCATCGTCTGCTGTGTATTTGCCGTCAAAGAAACGCTTGCGCATCCGTTCGGGCAAATCAGATAGCGACTTCACATAAGCCGGATCTAGGTTTTCAAGATTATCAGACGGGTTTACCGTGATATGTGCGTATTCCGTCGCATGATCGGGGATTGGCTTGCCGTCTTCTGGCCTCAGACCAAGAACCCACATTTGATAGGTCCAGTGCGCCGCAACAGTCGGGTTCAAGTCAACGTACAGCTTTTGCGCCAGGACGCGGCCATCTGTCTGCCGTACCGTCTGCGCCAAGCGAGTGATAACAACGCCCAAAGCCTCAAGCGTGATCTGCGAGGCTTCGTTTAGGTAGATCGTGACGAATTCCTTACCCAGAACCTTATCAAGTCGCGCCTTGTCCTTTAGGCCAGCAAGCCAAAGCTGCGACCCGTTCGGCGCTTCAAAATATCCGTCCTTTTCGTGCCACTTCAAAACAAGGTCAGGATATGCCAGCGATACAACAGCCGGGACAGTCTCATTCCCGATTGATTGCTTGGCGTCTACACCGTCCTGCCGAAACACGACATGCCGCGACCCTGGCGCTTTGATCATCCGCGTCAGGATTGCGTAAACAACGAAGAACGTCTTGCCAGACCGCGACCCGCCGTAAACCAGCAGATACCGTGCCGACGTGGCGAAGACCTTGCGAACCTCGCATTGCTTGTCGGTTAACTGGAACTCAGCTTGGCTGTGCTTCACAGGTCCGCGTCGTCGCCGCTGATAACCACGTTGAAGCTGCCGCCGTGGTTCAAGTCCAGCTTCTCGCCGTACACCTTCGGACGCAGCTTACCTGCTGCCCACTTGCGGCTATCAATCTGCAACCGCGCGACCTGAACATTCTCCGGCGTGGCCTCGTCTGATATGCGGACCACATCATCGAAGTACAAATCGCCCTGCTCTTCTCTTGCTCGCGCGTATTGGTCGCTTAGCTTTGTATCATTCGCCAACCAACGAAACACGCTGCCCTTGTTCGGCATATCCGCGTCTGCGCAAATCGCCCTGAGACTTTCGCCATCGGCTAGGCGTTCGCATATTGCGTCGAACACCTCCTGAGAGAATTTAGCGGCCATCTGTCGGCCTCCTAATGTCTGGAATCACGTATCGCCGCCGCGTTGTGTCTCATGTGCTGAGAAAATGGGTGGCCACCATATTTAGCGGCTCGATACCCTCTCGAGATACTAGATGATGTGTATAATGGCCCCGGGGCAGGATTTGAACCTGCGTCTCCCCTTTATCAGGGGGCTTTGCCTCTAAGCTACGCCGGAGGAAATGACCCGCGCATGTCCGAGGCCGTAGCCAAGTGCAGAGGCGCGTGTCGCATGTTGGGGTATCCGGCTCATGGCTTGGGATAGCGGCCTTGTGTTCGCCCCGTTGCTGCCTTTGCCCAAGCGGTTCATAGCAGCGAATGAATGACGCGCTGCCTGTACGGGGTCAGCGCCTGTGCCTGATCTGTTGGGTATCGCCATGCCGCGATCAGGTGCAGCATTGGCGGACAGGTTGAGCGACGTGTCGGCTTATGTCCGATCAGGGACATTGGGCTTACCGACTAGCCCGCGTGTTACCGCCATAGAACCGCGCTCATGAGGGGGTACCTAATTGCGACACATAGCACCCTAACCGCAAAATAGGCTGCTGCATGTTGGCACCCCCGCATCAATGCGGTTTTATAATTCCGGCATAGTCCGTTCAATCTGCTTCATGCGCAGAAAGCTTCACCATTTAGCCCGCCGGTGGCTGTTGCAGTATCGCGGCAACCCGTCTGAATCAAAAGAGGCGTAACCGCTTGTTGGTCACGCCTCTGGCGATAAGTATGTGGATACCAAATATTGT